CGCAATATCTAAGCTAAACGACGCCACACCGTTTGAAAAAAGGTTAGCGCTTATTCTAAAGCGCATGACTAACGCGCTTGGTACTAAAGTCGTGGTGTTCACAGACCCCAGCACGGTGCCAGAAAACATACGAAGTATTTTTTTAAAAGGCGACAAAGTTGTTACCGCCGGTCTATATGACCCGAAAAGTGGCACCATTTATCTGCACTCGACCGAAGGCGGCGACACACGCACTGCGTTGCACGAGGGGGTTCACGCTGTAACCGTAGATATGCTGGACAGCTATTTCGTAGACAAAAACTCCGTGCCAGAAGGCTCGCGTGAAGCAATAGCAGCGCTACTGGAACTTATGGTGTCGGCGGGGAACCGGTACGCGCAGCTAAAACTAGCTGGAAGAACCACTCCAGAGTTGGACGCCGCGGCCGAAAGAACAGAAAACTTTACGGATTTGAAAGAATTTTTAAGCTACGGGATAACTACACCCGCACTACAACGCATGTTGCTTGGAATGCCCCCGGTCAGCAGGGGGTTTATAGCGGGGGTTGTTTCCGCGTTTAACGACTTGGCTAAAAACCTTGCGCGTATGATTGGGTTGCCAAGCACTGACTACAGCGCGTTCACGCAGCTTTTGGATTTGACGGGCGTAGTAGCTTGGGAAACTCTTAACGGTACGCCGTACAAAGCCAGTGAAATAGCACAGGCAAAGAATCTGCGTAGGCAGGTCAGTACACTGCAGCAAGCAAAGGCGGTACAGAACCGCATCAACGCCGTGTTGGGCAAGCAGAAGTCGCTGTATCAACTGCTGCGCGATCCCAAAGCTGCCATTGAACAGATGCGCTACTTTGGTAAGTACGTAACGGGAAGAGCGTACCGAGCTATGCTGCAGGCGTTTGACACCAACATGCTGACGGCGCTGGCTAACACTAAAGATTACCAGATAGGCATGGCGGACAGGCTGGCTAAACTGATGCAGGACTTGGTCTCGTACCGAAGTCAGCGGATAGACGCGTCCTCAAGAATTGCAAAAGACTGGGAAGCGTACATAGCTAAAAATCCAGCTAACGCTAAACCGCTTACGGATTTGTTTAACGACAGCACGCTGTTCAATATCGTCGTGTACGACGTGGACAGCAAGACTTTCTTGTCCGTGAAAAACTCAATAGATAATGACGCAGAAGTAAGTGACCTTCGTTTTACCATCAGTTCTATAGACCGCATACCATTGCAAAACAGAACCCGGGAAGAAAAAGCTGCGCTAACCATAGCTAAAAAGGAATTAGCGGATAGGGTCCAAAGCATAACTGAGTTATTTCAACGCGTTGCGGCGTTAAAAGCTACGCCTAACGGGCAAGGTGCACTGGACCTCTACGCACGTGTGCAGGACAAGTACCGGGCAGATGTAAAGGAAGCGGTGACTTTGTTGCTAGACACCATACGAAAAGATGCTGCGATACCCGGCACCGAGGCGGACCCTTCGTCGGACAAAGGCGCTTTGATGGCTAACATAGTCGCGGACTACACCGAGATGCTAAAACTCAAAGTGTACTCGCCCCTGTCGCGCCCCGGCCGGTTTGCCTTAAATGTCACGGACTCTGCCGGTAAGCGTGTGTTTTACAAGTCGTTTGAGACTGATGGTAAGCGCGAAGACTTTATACGCGAGTACGAGCTTCAGTACCCGACTGATCTACTAACCCGAGTGGATCAAGAAGACAGAGCAGGGACAATGCGCGATCTGCTGCTCAACGATAGCACCAGAGTAACAGACTTATTTGCGCGTATAGACAAAGTGAAGTCCGGCGTACCTGACGCTGCGCAAGACCTAAAAGACAGCATATACCAACTGTACCTGCAGACACTGCCATCCGGGGCTGCACGTAAGTCTGTGGTCAACCGCAAAGGCGTGCTTGGTTTTGAAGAGGATGCTCTTCGGTCGTTTGCGATTAACCAATCAACGCTCGTTAATCAGCTGGCAAGGCTTAAGTACGGCAACCAAATACGCAACGAAATAGCTGCGGGTAAAGAGTCGCTAAAGGGTATCCCTGCTACCGATAAAAACATAAGGGAAAAAACAGCAATTATAGATATTTTGGCGGAACGCGCTACCGTAACACTTAGTCCACCGAGCATGGGTTCTATGGAAGAGAAAGCAGATGCCGCTTCTCGGCTGGGCACCAAAGCGTCGTTCCTGTTTATGCTCACTTCTATGCGATCAGCAATCATTCAGCCCACGCAGTTAATTATGTTTGGGTTTGGTGGGCTGCACGCTAAATTCGGTGCGGGCAAGTCGGCGGCTATGGCTGCCAAGTATATGGGTAACTTCCTAACTGCTAGGGCGTTAAGCCGTACGGAGCTCGACGAGGCCGGTAATGTGGTCGATGAGAAGGGCGAAGCGGCGATGCGTAACTCCAAGTACGTGACCGAGAGCCCTATAAAAGACGCGCTTCAAAAAGCGTACGACGTAGCGGACGTGCGCAACTTGTTCATTGACACTAGGGCCTCTGATCTTGCTGGCTCTGCGGATGCACTGGAGTCTGAGCTTCGCCAAGCTGGCGGTGGGACTTCAATAAGCAAGGGGGCACAGGCCGGTCTCAACTTTGTATCCGCTCCAATACACCACGCGGAACGCGTTTCCCGTGAAGTGTTCTTCATGTCTGCCTTTGAGCTGGCCTACGAAAAACAATTAGCACAGGGCAAAAAAGGAGATGCTGCAATTGAAGCAGCGACGGAGCAAGCCATAGAGCTTACCAAAACCCTGATGTTTGACTATAGTGCCCTTAACAAACCTTTGTTTGCGAAGACATGGTACGGTCGTATGGGCTATCAGTTCATGACTTACCGCGTGCAGGCGCTTGCCCACATAGTAACTAACTTCTACAAAGCGTTTGCTGCATCGGGGCTGACCAAGGCAGAGAAGAAAGAAGCCGCGGTTATGTTCTGGGACACCATTGGCATGGGGCTGTTTTTTGGCGGCGTGACTGGCATGTTCGGCTACACCGCTATGGTTGCGTTGATTGACGGGCTGCGTGAGGCTCTACGCCCCGATTTGGACGACGAAGACGCTGACCTGTACTACGACATAGATGACGCTGGCAACCCGCTGGGGCTGCGCAGCATAGACCTGTACTTTAGGAATCACCTGCTGGATAAGTACTTCGGCCCGGGCTCAAGCTTGGCTAACTTTATGGGGCTTACTCCGGAGCAAGCTCAGCAGCTGCAGCGTGGCGTTGAGCTGGGAGTTCCATCTGCACTCACTGACTGGAACGTGCAATCGTCTATGTCTCTGGATGGTTTGATCTACAACAGCTACGGCCGGCAGGACAATAGTTTAGAGGACACGGCAGTCAACTTAGCGTTCGACACTATGTTCGGACCAAGTGCCAGTTTAGCTCGCAATTTCCTCAAGGGTTACGAAACCATGGTTAATGAGGGGGAGATACTCAGGGGGTTCGAGATGATGGCACCTGCGTTCCTACGAGAGCCTCTGGAAGCTATGCGGTTTGCTACTGACGGCAACGTGACACGCGCTGGGGACGTACTTAAGCCAGAGGAGTACTACACCGGGTGGAAGGTAGTGGGGCAGGCTTTGGGCTTTGGCTCTGCGGAAGTAGCTGAAAGCCAAGTATCGACGTTCGCTGCACGTAAGCTAATTGACGAGATAAAAGCCGAAAAAGTAGCGGTGTATGACAGCTTCGAGAAAGCGTTCAAAGAGAGAAATGCTGCTGTTGACGAGTACGGCCCGGAGAGCAGACAAGCCATAGTTGCCGGCAACAAGTTTGACGACGCACTGCAGGAAGTCCGTAGGTACAACTACAAAAACTTCTTTGACGGCATAACCACGGATGATCTGATGTCTTCACTCGGAGAGAGGCTGCGACGGGACGGCATAACGGATGAGGGCTTGTACCTAGGCGACGCCGTAGCTCCGTACTTAAACAGAATAATTATGCCATCCAGAGCCGTCACTAACCCACCGGAAGAAGCGCAGTAATTAGACCCGCCACACCCGGACGCCACGCACGCCGTCTTCTATAACTATTTTGGTTACGACCTTATAGCGAAGACGGCGGATATCGTCCATTATCCTTTTCTTGGCCTTGCGTGCATTAAGGCAGGGTATAAAGAACGACGACCCCACCTTAAAGTTCAGCCAGTTTATTTCATACTTTACTGATTCCACTTCCATCGGTTGTCTCTGCTGGTTTTGCAGCTACTAAGCTATCCACATCAATAAACTCTGAGTTGTTGCAGTCTAACACTAAGCAACGCACGCCAGCTGACGCCACGCTCATGCCTTTAGACAGCCGCTTGTTCATTATTTCTACGAGCAGACCTTTCTCCTTAAGTTCCTTGACCGTCTCAGTGTAGTCCACTTGGTAGTCAACACAGTCCTTGCGGAAGGCAGTGATAGCGATGAACATGCGCTTGGTGTCAGGCTCGTACCGTATCAACAGCTCGCCTCTAGGTTCAACCAGCGGGGCCATCGGCAGGTGTGTGCGCTTGTCCGCGCCTTCTTCCACGACGAGGATGTTGTTTATGTGCCGGTATATATAGTCCCCGACCACTGCGCTTACGTTGTTCACGGGAGCCTTTGTTAATGCCCTCATTTCCTGCAGCTTGTCCGTGACCACTTTATACAACCGCGCCATGTTCCAGCCCACGAGCAGCCCGACACGCTCCGCAATAAGACCACCAGTCAGGTTAGCTGCGGCCATAGCCGACCAGTTGCGCTCGCGTGATGTTAGGTTCAGCTCTCTGTCTATCTTGTCCTGCACCCGCTGCAGCGTCGCTAAAACTTCGTCCATATTGCACAGAATGAACTGAATGTACGGAACAATAGCTAAGCCGTAGTTCTCGTTAAGCTGGTGGTCAAACATCTTTTTGCCGTGCGCGGTGCTTATAACATCAGTACCGGTGTACTCAACTTTAAACTCTAATAATCGCATTATCTCGCCGTCAGCCGTTGTCTTAAGCGCACCCATTTTGTCGTAGAATGATGCGTTTGATGATGTAAGTGTTGGTGTACGCCACGTCGTGTTATTCAAGCGCAGCTTGTTCTCGTGCGGGTCACCCTTGTCCTTACCTTTACCCTGCGAGTAGGCGTACACCAGATCAGAGAACGTCTTGGCATCCAAGTTAGTGATCTCGTCCACGGTGTTGATGATGTTGTTGAGTATGCCTACCTTTGTTATACGAGCAACCTTTGTGTCTTCGGAGTTACCCAGTAGCTCCTCGGGGTGCCCACATACGCTGTTTGCCATGCGCAAGATGGTAGTTTTGCCTGTGCCGGCGTACCTGTGGATCATGTTGATGATCGCGCCTTTTTGCCCAGTAAACTTAAGCAGTGGAGCGCCAAAACCGGTCAGTGCACCAAACGCCTGAATCTCCAAGCCTTCCTTGCCGTACAGCGAGAACACTTCTTTCCAGAGTTCTAAGTCCCCGGCGCTTTGTAGATACGGTGCAATCGACTCGGTGATTGAGGACGGTGGGCTGTGATACACCCCGTCCTTGGTAATCTCTCTTTCCCCGACGATAAACTTAGTGTCCCCGTCGGCCCAACCAAATTGTCTTCTCATAACTTCTGCCTTCCTCTTAAATTGCAGCTCTTTCAGAGCGTGTATTACATATGCGTTGATTAATTTAAACTGCGCTTCGGAACCTAAAATCCCGTGCTTAGCTAACTCTCTCCTAAACTCAAGCACCTGCGAAATCTTGGCGTTAGGTACGGTAAAAGTCTTCTTACCGTCCTTCGGTGCGTACAATCTAAACACTGCCACGTCACCCAGCAGGGGGTCACTCATTCGCTTTACAACAAAAAAGTCATGCTCGTAGACCAGCCTAGGCTCGTCATCGTCGTCCAGCTGCACATAAATCCCTCCATTCTTACCGCGGAAGTAGGGCGCTGCGCAGCGTTCTTTACCGTCTATGTCGATGCCATCGTCATCCGTATCTTCGGACGCGGTGTCTCCCGCTGGCAGTGCTGCTTCTTCCCCGGCCGACTCATCGTGCCTGAGTATCTCCCTGCCTAACGATATTGGGCTCTTTACCTTCCCTTTATAGGGGCATCCATCGCAACCTCCCACATTATTTCGCTCAAACACGTCACAAGTGTGGGGTCCAACGATGTGCGATATCTTCTTTTCCACTTCACTGGGGTCATAGTCTGGGTGGTCCGAAGACAACCTGTGTATTGCTACATCCGCGTCAGAGCAAAACTTAGCCACCGATAACGCGTCGAACCATCGCGGTTCGGATAACGCCTCTCGCTCTGTATAGCAGCTTAGCAGCTGCGCACAACCATCCCCCTTTGCGCTTCGTAACATTATCTTGCCAAAGTTACTCCCCATGTTCTCCATCAACGCCTTACCCAGCGCAGACAGTTTCTTTGGTTTAGCGGAAGGCATGAGCTTAATCTCGCTGACGCCCACTATATTGCGGAACGCATCGAAGCTCATGACCGGGGCCACGTGGAGTACTGTTACGATCTTAGGTGGAGTGTCCTTGAAGTTGGGTGTACCCGGTACTCGCAGCACACGTGCCGTTTCAAAGACATTGTAGTCCACGTAGAACTTATGCTCGTCGCACAACTGCCTGAACCTGTCGGCCACAGGCTTCCATTGTGTAGGACTGATTACGGTGTCAAGCGTCCAGTACACGTGCAGACCGCGCCCTGAGTTCACAATAGTCGGTCTTGGTAGACCAACGGCGGTGCAAAACTCTTTGAGCTTATCGGCCCCAGCAGCTTGGCTGATGTACCCAGCAGGTCTGCCGGTCTTTGGGTCTATCTCCGCCTTGGCCGGACCGCAGTCAATATCCAGCCAGAACGCCTTTAAAGATAGGACGTTATCCTGTTTCCTATTCTCATCGGTTATAAACTTAGCAACACCAAAATACACATCCAATTTTCTAGCGACAAACTTTTTGACTACAGCGTCCACTTCTTCCCTAGTAGCAACAAGTGTCTGGTTCGGCCTGCCCGAGGAATCCAACCCAAGTATGCAGAACCAGCCTTCTTGTGGCTGTACGTACTCTAGTAAGTCAAAGTTTTCCATGGTGTTACCGCAGCGTAGTCAGTAGGGCTTCTATTTTAATTTTTGTGTTTAGACTGGGTTTTGATGCGCCAACAAACCAGTTGTACACCGTCTGCCGACTGACTCCTAGGCGTGCAGCTAGCACAGAAACGGGCATATTGTTACGTATGCACACCCTGCCCAACTTTACGCCTAGTAGTTCTTCGCCTGCGGACCTATTGAGCTCAACTATTCTCAATGAGTATCCTACGCTCATTAGCTGACCCCGCCCCATTCGCTGATTACGGAAGCCAGTTTATCGGAGACTGCTTCAGCTTCTGGCTCTTCACGCGCCTTTGTGCGCTTTACAGGCTCGGGCATCGGCTCGTCGTCATCCGGTTCTTCTGAGCGGGTAACCTTCGGTGCGGGCTTCGCTGCTTCTTTCTTCGCCTCAACCTTGGGTGGCAGCTTTGTTACGCCGTCAGCTTGAGCAACCGTGATGCGAGTGTACCGCTGTGTTTCTGGGTTAGCCTGTGCAAACTCAACAAGATCAAGCTCGGCATCAGTAAGCTGCCGGGTAGGGGAGAACAGCAACTCCATACCATCGGCGTTAATGTCGTAGCTTATAGTCGTTACCACCGTATCGGGCGCTTCACGATTCATAAAGAGGTACTTGAAGTAGCTCTCGAATGGATGCACATTACCAGAGCCTTTACCAAACAAAGACTTTGCCGGGATACTAAACTGGTACACGTCTCCCGAGGTGTCACCCTCAAGCAGTATGGCAACGCGGCGCTGGTATCGACACGCTTTACCGCCGTTGTCACCGGAGCCCTTTATGTTCTGCGGGCAGTCAGCGCAGTTGGAGTGCTGTGGGTCGCTAACGTCTGCCTCGGGCTTGTCGCCCTGATTAGACCAGCAGTTTGGTGCAGTGGCCTCCTTGTTAGGGTCGTACTTGTCTTCGTAGTACACTCGGCTCACTTCGGTGAGCATACCCACGATGATTGCGTTGAACGAGTCACGGATCGGGTCACCCACCTGCTCGCCGTTGATGATCTTGCGGAAAATGCCCTTGTTGCTGGTCTGAATGCGGCGAGTGAACACCTTAGCTGACGAGGCCAGTTGTTGACCGAGAGCACTTGCCCTACGACCGGTAGAGGCAATCACTTGTGACTGGTTGTTAAAAATGGATACGTCTTTACTCATCACTATCTCCTACTTTGCTGGTTGGTTTGCGTACGCTTATCACGTAGTGTTGTTTGGACTGCAGCCCCATGGGCACGGAGTCCTTGTTCATCGAAAGAAACTCTTTCATGTTGCCGTTGTGTATGCGCTTCTCAAGCAGATGGTACGCATCGTGTTCCCCCACAAACTGATAAAAACTATCCCAGTCGCTAGTCCAGTAGCTGGACTGCAATCGTCGGCTTATCGTGCCTTCGGGGGTTGATATAGTGTTTGCGTCTTCCGCGTTACACAGCTCAAGCAGCGTGTTAGCTATTAAGTCCTGCTTCTCCTTTATTTCTTTTGCCTTGTCGTCGAGGGCCTTGATTTCATTACGCATTTTTATATAAATACTAGCCAGTGTTGCAGCATTCAGGTCGCTCACGGTAATCCTCCTTTTGGGTTTCCGGGAGAGTTAGTGTACCTAAATACTTTACAGTGTCAAGTGTTTATTTCGTTGTACAGCTCGATTATTTTCTTGTGGTTGTCTATGTTGTAACGCAGCATGGAGTACAGCTTAGCCTCGACCTCACTGCCTTTTATGTGCACGATGGTCATGGGGTTGTGCTGCCCCGGCCGGTCTATGCGGGCGTTTGCTTGCAGGTAAGTCTCTACGCTTGTCACCGGTGCGTACCAGATTATGGTGTTAGCCGCGGTAAGTGTAAGCCCGTGGGATGCAGCTTGTGGCTGTATGATCAGCACGTATGGGTCTGGGTCGTTTTGGAAGCGCTGAATTATTTCACTGCGTTTGTTTACCGATACTTGCCCAGATATAACGCCGCACGATATTTTGTGCTTAGTAAGGAACGTCTCCAACAGCTCTATCGTGTGCGTAAAAGGCACGAAGACAAGCACCTTGTGGGACGACTCCTCGATAACCTCCAGCACCACGTTCAGCCTATTCTTTACGTCAAACTCCACAACCTCATTGTTGTCCGTGTAAACGGCGCCGCCCGATATCTGCAGCAGCTTGTTGATGTTAACGGCTGCGTTGACTGAGGTTACTTGCTCGCCACCCGCTTCCATAATCATCTTCTTCTTGAGCAGGTCGTAGTACTTCTGCTGCTGTGGGGTAAGCGGAGCCTCCCGTTCTACGTGGGTCACTGGGGGCAGGTCCAAGCACTGGCTTTTCTTGAACCGTATGGCCGGCTGCAGTAGCTGGTGCACTATCTTGTCTGCGTCTCGGTTCGGTCGCCATATATACTGCGTGGCTTTGTACATCACTTTGTCGCGGAACTGCCCGAAATACTTTGGAGAATTATCTGGGTTTACGATCCTAGCCAGACCGAAGGCGTCGGTGGGCGACTGCGCAGCTGGAGTGCCCGTCAGCAACCACACCCAGTCCATTTCCGAGGCCAGCGAGTTTATAACTTTCCATCGGTCGGTCTGTACGTTTTTTATGTAGCTAGCTTCATCAGCTACTATCATGTCAAAGCCGGCCTTTGCGATTTCTTCATGAACAACGGCCACACCATCGAAGTTTATGATGACGAACTCGGTGCCTTCCGCAATTATCTTCCTGCGTTGCTCGGCGCTACCGTGCGCAACCGCGCACCCCCGGTGCATGGCAAAGGTAAACAAGTCTTGCTGCCACGCAGACTTCATGATCGACAGTGGGCACACTACCAATACGCGCTTAACCAGACCCGCCTTCATCAAGTAGTCCGCGGCCCATATAACGGATGCAGTCTTGCCGGTGCCCTGCTCGTTAAAGCAGAACGCCTTCTTGTGTAGCGTCAAAAATCCGGAGGTTTCTTTCTGGTGCGCGAACGGCTTGAACTTACCAGTCCACTGGTAGTCCCGCTCGATGGTGGACGGCACATCTTTCATGCCCAACCCAGCCAGTATCTGCGCATCTCGCAGCGTCCACTTGACCGCCACCGTGTACATCCCATCAACTTCTTCTATAATTTTATACGTCGCAGACTTTTCGGCCAGTAGGTGTGGTTTGCGCGTACGCAGCACTACCGCCGTGTCGTTTATGATTTGCATGATCAGTCCTTCATAGCACCCGTTTTCGTTCTTGGGTAAGAGAAATTGTCCTTGGCGTTTTTTACAGACAGGTTGCTTTTACTGTTGCCGCCACCCTTGGACATCGGGGTCTTGTGGTTGACGTGCTTGCCATCACCCTTACTAACCTTACCGTCGTCTGCCATCATTTTGCGAGCCGCGTTGCGCTTGGCCCTGTTCTTTTTTTGCTTCTCAGTGCCTTGGTAGTTGTCGTACTCGGAGCGGTAGTTTCGTTCTTTAGTCATTTTATTTCTCCTCTGTGGCTGAGAACACGCCCAACTTGAGAATTAGCTTTAAGCCCGTCAGATATTAATTGCATCCCCCATTCGGCGGCGCACTCTGGATGAAGAATAAAAGACCAAGGTAGATATTTATCTTCTAGCTCATGCGGGTGCAAGTGCTCTTGCATCGCAAGTTTTATAACGGGGGCTACTCGGGTGAACATAAGGTTTAAGTCTAAACTAACATCCCAAACGACATATGCCTGCGCTTTGACTACTTTACCACTGCGACAGTTGGGGTAAGCACAGTCCACACCGCCTTCTACTGAATCAATGTAAGTCCCACGGAAATCTGTTTCGTTCGGTTTAACAGCACTCATTTTTATCTCCTATTATGTACACAAGATTTTACTGGGCAGTATGCGCACAGCGGGCCGCTCACAGCGTTCCACACGTCACTCTCATATGCACCAGCCAGTCTTTCAAGCGGGGCATCAAACGCTGCGTAGTAGGACTTGTGCAGCTCGCTACTATGTACTTTCTTAACGAACTCGTTGCTCACCACGAATATGAGCGCGGACTTTATTTCTTTCACCTCTGGGTAATGGGTGAACACCGCCGCGGCCATTATGTCTAGCTGCGTAGTGTCAGCGTACTTGGCGTTTTTACTGGTCTTGTAGTCAGCCATGAACGCCTTGTCGCCGTCTATGATGAGCAGGTCAGCAACCCCCCGCCACCACACGTCCTTCGCAAAAAACTTAGTGGGCGTATGCCCCGCATCGTTGTACGCCACCGCCAGCTTAAGCTCACAATGCTTCTCGCCGGGGATTTGTTTTAGTGCTTCCAGTGCTGGGGCTACAAACTTAAACTTAGCAGGTATCGGCGTACCTATAGCTATAAAGTCTTCTGCAGCTTTGTGCACATCTTGGCCGTACACCGTCGCAGCACTGCCGGTGTCCTTGACGTCTTTGGCAACCTTGAGGTGGTAATACTTCTTCGGGCACTGCTCAAAAGTCTTCAGACTGCTGTACGACCATGTTAGATTTTTCACTTAGCTTCCCCATAGGATTGTGCGATGTCACCTTCTGACCATGTTATCAGCTCCGGCCACCATACGGGAGGAGTCCGCATAATTCTCTGCACAGTGTCCAGTACATGCTGCGCATCTTCCTCTGGGACTACGTAAACAAGCTCGTCGTGCACCATCAAGCTCGGACGTAGCTTCAACTCCTTGAACACGTCGTACGCATTCTGCGCGATAATGTCACGTGCCAATGCCTGAACGCAGTTCTCGTCAATTTTTCCAGAATATATCTTGGTGCGGTGCCGGCCTTGACCGTACTCCCACTCTTTGTGCTTGCCCACCTTCTCTACGGATAGCGCCGGGTAGCGAATACGCCTGCCACTGGGCAGCACCAGTGCACCTTTCTCCGTCGTGATAAGCCCCCAAGGGTCAACTTCGTACACTTTGTCGCCAGCCAGTACGTACGGCAGCGCAGCCTCACAGGCTTTCCAGCCACTGACTATTTCTTCGTACTCGTCCCGCCAACGATAGGTGATCTGCTCGGACTCTTTGAGCGTCAGGTCAACCCCACCCATCAGCTTGGCTACCTTCTGGAATGTAGCCGCACCCGATCCAAACCCCAGACCTAAGTGCGCTACTTTACCCACCTGCCGCTGCGTTTTTATTACCTCGGCTTCAGTTATCTCGTACAGCTTTGCAGCAAAGTCCTTATACAGATCGGCTTTGTCCGGAGACGCTTGGTACAGCGCCATGGAGCTTGGCACCTTCCACAAGAAGTGGTTCACCCGCAGCTCGATACCCGACAGGTCAGCCACCACAACCTTGTACCCGGGCGGGGCAACCATAGACTTTCGCAGGGCGTCGGACAGCTTAGGCTTATCCGGGTTTATTCTCGGCAGGTTCTGCGGGTTGTACATGAACCCCGACCACCGCCCCGTTGTGTCGGCTCCGCAGTAGTGCAGGGGTATTGGTAGCCTTCCACGTAGCTTGTTACCTGTAGCAATAAAAGACTCCAGTCGGGTTTGTAGCAACGTGGATTTTACATCGAGTCTGGTGCTTGCCGCTAAAGAAACTATAGGGTCATCATGCTCTTGCAAGTCTAGGAACTCTTGGTCTGTCTTGGACAGCGCCGGTATCTGCTTAGTTGGGTCTGATGGGCTTGCCTTCATTGGTACGTCCACACCAAGGGTAGTTAGCAGTTTTGCAAACTGCGGGGCTGATGCAAGCATACTGCGTACACCCTCCTCTACGTCTACAAGTGTGTCCCCGTACAGAATACGCCCCATCGCCTCGAGCGCCTGCTGCTTCTGTATCCGAGAGTCACTGAGCGCCCCATCTAGCACCCGCTTGTTCAGTGTAAACTTAGGCTCAACCAGCATACGTATCGTAGCGTCGATCTGCCACAGCTCTACTGCGTTGTAGTGTTTGATCAGGATGTTGAACAGGCCGTAACACTGATCGGTGTCGTCGCAGTTGTACTGGCGCATCGCTTCAATTTCTTCGGCAGTAAAGTCAGCGAGGTGTTTACCCTTGGTGTTGAGTAGTGCGGTGTTGTCTTTCTCACCCAACTCGTAGTGGGCAACGAGCTTGGCTAAGGAGTTACCCGTAGTCTTACTGTGTATCGGCCTAGCCATAGCCAGCGTACACCCCCACACTTTGGGCTGTATCTTAAAACGCCACGCAAAGATCATCGCATCAAACGCAGACATGTTGTGCGCCACCAGCATGACATCAGACCAGTCCTGCGCCTCAAGGTGGTCGCGGATTAAGTCTTCGCCAAAGATAACCTGCGTCTGCTCGTCACCGTATTTAATAGCCAGCGATATGATTTCTGTCTCTGGGTGCATCACGTACTCGATGGGACTCATCTTGGTAAGTGAGTGGGTCTGTGACCAGTACGTTTCAAAATCCCCAACTACGAGGTTCATTAACAGCACCCCGCGTTTTCCATGATGTAGACGGCCTCTTTGCCTCTGGTTGTGCGAACGTCACACGGCATCTCGTCTTCACGAATGGCGCACCCGCTATGAGAATTTGCCAGCTCACGCGCACGTTCCTCGGTCTCAGCAAAAACAACTACGCCACCCTCACTGTGATAACTATGGCTGCATTTTTCTACTTCCTTCCATACAAATACTTTCATCATTGTTCTCCAAATTTTCGTTTACGTGACTCTTCTATCCAGCTGCGCATAGGCTGTTCGCTGAACTTTGAGTAGCCTTTGGGTATCTGCTTTATCTTTTTGCCGCTGGCAAGGTACTTCTTGATGTCGTCGGCCAGCTTCTTGCGCTGGTCGGCTAGCTCGGGTGGAGCCTCTTCAATCAGCCGGTAGTACTTCAGCAGATGGTAATACTTAGGTGACTTCATTTATCCTCCTGCACCGTGGCGCACAGTGCCGCATCAATTAAACCAATAAGACGTTTGGCATTTTTAGAATTTGTCCAAGGCACAGTGCTATCGTTGCACGTAAACCACATCCAATCTCTACCGGCTCTATCTTTGCCACAGGCAGTAAGAAAAGCTTTCATTTCAGGGCTTTCTATATCTGCAATGGCAGAGTCAAAATCACTGTACTCAACCCAATCAAGGTATGAACCGCAATAACCAATGGGCTTATATTCGCGGTTCAATACAATAACTTTGCTGCTATCTTTATTGAGTTTTTGTATGCAGTACGGAATAAAATTTCGCAGGCACTTAGCTGCCCGTTTGCTGTAACCGCCTGTGCCATATTTATAGTTTTTGTACTCTTCGTAAGAATCAAATCCAAGCACACTAACGAGCGCCGATCTTGATGCCTCAAGATGCAGTAGCCATTTTTTATCTGCCCTATCTTTTCTCATCTCACCCTCCTGCACTCAATGCGGTGCAGCAAATAAGTTATGTAATGTTGATTGTGTTTCATCTCCCATGCCCCTGCGGTTTCGGCTCTTCGCCGTATGATGACTCCATCGCGTGGCGTACCTCGGCCACCTCCCCATCTCGCGTCCCCCAGATGACTGCAATAACGCAGATCAGCAGTACGAGGATTGACCCTATCAACCTGTCATGTTCTTTGTTCATGGTTGTTGCTCCATCTCAATCAGCAGGTCAATGTAGTGCTTAACTTTCTTCAGGTCTTCGATGCCGCCCTTCTCGCGCCAGCGGCACAAGTACTTGATCGCGCAGCCCTCGATGTAGGGAATCTTGTTCTTGTGGATAAACTCCACAGGTTGTATGGCGTAACTTTTGTAGTGCCCACCGCCAACCTGCACGTCGAGTGCTTTGGGCTTCTCAGGAAACGGCACGTAACTCCCGCCTGATGCTTTGAGCGGCGCCATGCCGAATTCGTATTCAATTGGTCTGCTCTTTGTGATAGGTAGTTCAATAAGATTGGCCTTCGCAGCTTTACCCATCTTCATTTTTACCCAGAGGCTCCCCGAAGCGGATGATCTGTACCAACCTTTAGAGTATTCACCCGCACCCGACTCGTACATGTACCACCTGCCGGTGCGCTGGTTTTTGTGCGTCGCACCCTCGGGCATGTTGTTGCAATCAATTTCACCCGCGTTCATTTCCCACCCCCTACCAGCATAAACATGCGCCTGCGTTTCTCACCGCCCACTACCTCTAACTTGCCAGCCTTAATCATGTTTCTTATCACATCGTTCACTGCCCATCGCACCGACTCGGCATCGCGTTTACCAAACCACGGATCAATGTCCATCACTGCACGTACTAGCTGCGACGCGCAGAACGGCTGGTGACCCACCTCGTCCTTGATGAAGTCACGCAGTCTTCCAGCTGCGGACGTAGACCTATTGTCGTACTTGTTTAGATCAATCATGGTTTGTACCTCGCACTCCGTACTCTTGCTCAACACGTTTGTACACATCTGGGCTAACCGCACCGTAGATAACCTCCCCATCTTCAACGGACGGCAGGGCATCATAAAAGTCCATGTCCCCCAGTACGTCGTAATCGTTATCCAACTTCTCGCTGAACATCACGCCGTTGATTGTATCGGCAGTCAGATATATCAAACCGTCCTCGTCGTCTTCGTCGTCTGGCTCCGGTGCTTCGGGATCATTCTGTGCGTAGTACTTGTTGCTCTTCTTTGCGTGGCGGTGTTCAGACAACAGTACGCGGTATTCATAATCGTCTGGATCGTAGTCGTTCATCGTGTTTCTCCTTAAATTAGTGGAGCCCGTATCGTGGGCTAGCCGGTATGCGCCGAGGTTGGAGGCCACACCATCCGGCTGTTGACCCCTCGCATACTGCGGGTGTTTTTAGACATACATCCACCGCCCGCTGGGACGTAACTTAAATATTGGAGCTTGCGTTCCCTAATTTTGCGTTCAAAGCCGTTAACTGCTGAAAGGTAACTTTCTTCCCACCGCTGCGCTGGTCACTACTATCATCACCAGTCTGGTCTTCCATTAGCTTGCGTAGCACATGTTTGTGAAAGGCGTCACCACTCACGACGCCCAGCTTGCGGCGTAGCTCGGCACGCTCCTCGGGGGTGATAAAGTCACCACTTCGCTGCTCATCTAATGCCATTAGAATGACCGCGCTCCAACGCGATGAGGTGTGAGTAACCCCCCCAAGCCCCGTAGTGGGATTAGAATACTGATAAAACTCCTCTGGGTTTGTGTCTATGCGCTCCATCAATATAGCTAAGCCTTGGTTCATATTAGTGTCCTCGTTCTATGGTGTTTAGCGCCTGCGTCAGCAGGTCTAGGTTGGTCTCGTTAATGACAAGCGCAACGCCGCCAGCCTTCTCTATGGCAGCTAGCTCGCGCTTCTGTAGCTCTGTGGGTTTGTTTACGCCTGCCTTGCACTCAACGCCTATGAACTTACCTAGGTGACAGCAGATGATGTCGGGCACGCCTGAGCGACCCATACCGAATGTGGCGGGAGAAAAGTAGTACACCCCCCGTTCCTTGAGTAGTGCAGCAACTTTGAGCTTAACTTTCTTCTCTGGCGTGAGTGCCATATACTTCCCCTTCTTCGCAGACATAAAGTCGATAAGGGAACTATATCATGTGTGTGGACAGTGTCAAATTATTTTAGACGAAAAAAAGCCCGCACTGGGCGGGCTCATAAGGTGTGGTTACTACCTAACAATTGTTATCCTGTGGTCAGGGGTTGTCCGTCTCGGGGCTTGCGTCTACTTCCGTAGCCTGTGCCACATGCTGCTCAAGCGCCGCACGTATCGCCTTCGTGTAGTTGTTGTACTGCATGAAGTAGTCCAGCACCTCCACCGGTAGCCTCACGTTCACGTGCACCATAGCTTCCTTACGCGTTTTACTCATAACAGTTCCCCTCTTACATAGAATGTGTTGTCGTCCACACGCAGCCCCACGTTGCGTATGTACGTGTTGTCCTGCACCAACTTGAGCTGGCCGAGCTTGTCGTTGATGTAAGCAGGTAAGTCCTTAGCCTCATACACATCGCACGCCTTTTCTCTGTGTCGCCTGCCTACCATGTACAGCCCGTCCTTGATGTGCACAATGTACCCATCGAACTTATCGCCAACCGCGCTGTCGATCACAGACCACTCCTCGTACCCAAGCTTAGCCGCGTCCAGCATAGCGTCCGTTGCACCGTAGCTCTTAGCTATAACCCCGTACGTGTCGAGGTTGTCCATGATGTGCTGAAGCAGGTACGAGTCAACTAGGTTCAACGCCAGCTTGCGCTTGCCCCTTGCTGTATCCACGGCGTTGTAAACTGCACGCCTAGCCTCGCCTGCCCGCGTCGCTAACACCTCAGCTGCGCTCTCCGGCTTGAAGTACTTAGTGAACTCCCTCCCTGCCCGCTTGATGTCCGAGGTTTGTACGCGGCCTGACCTCGGCTTATCCCTGATTATCCGGTCGCTCCTCATCGTGAACGTGCCTGCGTACACCTCCACATCACCCAGAACTACCTTGTCACACGACACGTTCGTGTGGATAATTGACGGACTCTCGGAGTCTGCGTACATAATCCACCGTGGCTGGAACACAAACTTAGGGTGCTTGTCGTGCATCTTCAAAAGGAACTCCGCCAACAGCCCATCAAAATACACGTCGTTACTCGTGAGGTGCTCGTACGCTTTGGGTATCTCTTTGATCCATACCAGTTTACTGCCTAGTTCTTTAGCTACTTCCGAATACGGTACTCGTTTCATGTTACTCACCTTACCTAGTTTTATTTTCATGTGCGCCCCTTACCAATCGAACTGCCCCAGTATGCTGTCGAGCTTGGACTTAACCTGAGAGCGCACGATCACCGACTCTTTAACGTCCTCAACGTCTACGCCCCTAACTGCTATCTCAACCCTGCGCCGCGCCTCCTCGAGCTTGGGGTCACCCGTCACGTTCATGTGCTTGAGCAGGTCGCACAGCTGTATCGCGTTGGATACAAACGAATCGTGGAACCGCCGATACTTAGGCTTTATCAGTACCCCGTTCTCGTCACGCTCCGTGGGTATCTCAACCTCCTCGAGCCTCTCGCTCATGCTGCGCAGCATACTGTGCAGGTCTTCCCACGGTTTACGCATCGCCTCGGCCAGCTTGCGCTCCACATCTGAGTCGCATGACAGCCTCACTTCAGCTAGCTCCTTAGCTGGCACGTCAATGCAGAAGTGCCCTGACTCCGGTATCGGGCTAATCACCAGAGACCATCGGTACTTACTCGCTACGTCCTCAGCCCGTGGGTAGTCTGCTTCGTTGAACATAGCACCTAGGTAGTTACGTGCAGTCTGCTTAGCCGCTTCAAAATTAGGCACGAACTTGTTTACCATCGCGTTGAATTTAGTTTCTCGCTTGTTCATGTCGGCCTTGTACTGCATGAACATACTGGTCGGTAGCAGCCTTGTCCCTCGGTCTTGCCACGGCAGTGTCTGCTCGTTGTTGAACAGCCTGCACTTCGCCACGTACAACTCGATGTCCTTCGCCAGTGACGTGCCGCACATCAAGTCTTTGTGCACCTTGCCAGCCTTTGAGTCGGCGTTGTTGATCGCGTTGATGCGGTCGCTTTGCCCTCGGTCGAGTCGCTCAGTACCCCACGTGCTGATGCTGAGCTGTACCAATACTGCTGAGTTTGAAATACCCATGATGCTTCTCCAGTGGTTACCCCCTAACAATTGTTAGGGGATGGTCAGTTAGTTTGTTTAGTTGGTTTGTTACTTTTACATCTACCATTATATACTTTTGTGGTACGAATGTCAATACCCTTGGGCAGCCGCACCCGTACCGGCACGTGCTTGCTTGGCTTGTATCGCAGCATTAGTTCTCCCAGTAGTCGCGCAGCTTTACGCGAGCCAGCACAACTTTCGATCTGTCCGTTGACGCTTCATCTGCGGTCATACCTATAGCATCGGCTTGGAACCGTTTGCGCAGCTTGCTGTTGTCCTTACCCCACGCGATCACGGTGTTGCCCGCGATGTCATGCACCGTGTACTTAACACCCTCCACCTCGAACACGTCATCCAAGTCCAGCGGCGTACCATCTTGTTTGATTATCATTAGTTACTTGCTCCTATGTACTTACAGTTAATGTCGTTGATCGCCACGCCTATGGGCGCAGCTTCCTTCTCAAAAATCTCCTCGTTGTGCTCTACCTTTACATAGTCGAGGAGCGCCTTCTTCAGCTTGGCTGGCACAAGCTTAGTGATCCGGCTCTTGTACCCATATGTCCACGTAGTAACTTCCGCATGGCGCAAGAAGTACTTAGTCGCCTCGCCCCATCCCTCACGACTCGCATCACGCAGCACCTGTGCATCTGGTGTGCGTACGTACTCTTTGTTCTCCTCAACGTTTGCACCTAGGAGCTTAAGTATATTCATGCAGTGATCCCCGAACGGCTTGTACTGCTTGGTGAATGCACTCAGCACCTTGCGATTAGCCACGTGCTTGTAAAACGTGTGCGGCTCCACCGGATACCAGCCTATACCGTTGTCGTACTGCTTCATCTCCAGCTTCGCTCGTACCGGCAGCCAGTACGCCTGATCCTTACACCACACCCACGTCTCGCTATAACGCTGCCCCAGCACCATACCGTGTGGTGTTAGTGCGTTGGCAAACGAGTTAGTGCTCAGGCTTGGGTAGTCGTTGTCGATCACCACCCGCCCATCGCTCACGTAGATCACCACGTCCGTGTCGTATAGTCTGCACGCCATGGCCGCAAGCCCGTCGTAGGTAGTGGGTAGTATGCGGAGGTGCGTCTTGCGTCTGCCCGTTGTTGTGTTGCACAGCGGTCTTACATCTTCTGTCCTACCCCGTATCGGAGTGATTGAGTTGTAGTGATCCAGTGCTCGCTTGTAATTGCCGAGGCTGGGCATATCAGTGAACTGTGAAAAAGACATAGCGTTTCTCCTTGGTCATTAGCTAACAATTGTTATGCTGTGGTCAGTGTTTGGTTTCGTCTTCTGCCATTGCTTCCAGTACTAACTGCATCTCCAGCTTGAGCGCCTCCTGCGCAACTTCCTCCGGCATTCCTAGTGCTATGACCGCCCCCGCCATCATCCTAGTGATAGCGGACAGAACAACGGCCATCTTCGCCACTTCTTCGTCACCATCATTGAGGCTCATGTACTCATTGATGGGCTGGATCAGTTTCACCGCCAGCTTTTGTATACTCTTGTTCGCACGTTCTTTGTTCATGCTTGTTGCTCCAGTAATTTCATTGCGCCCCACACCAGCAGCTGGATGTGGTCTACGTTCGGCTCGCAGATTTCTGCTGAGTGCTCTTCCAGTGCTTTGTGCGCTTGTCCCAGCATGTCGCAGGCTATCTGAGCGTTGGTCTTTGTCGGTATACCCAGCGCAGCTTCCAACGCTAGCACACCAGATTTAAAGTCCTCGTTCTCCCAGCTCGGGTACTCGCAAGCCATGAGGATTTCTTTGATCTGCTCGGTGTTGAGCGTGACTGTGTGCTCTTGAGGCTTGCGTCGGTACTCAAAATCTACACTCCAGCACGGGTGATGACCCTTCATCGCAAACCAGTCATGCTTGCGAGGGGCGCGAGCCTCCCACAACTCCCAAGGTGTGTCCGTATTTAGTGCATCTTGTGCGTACGCCGCCATCTTGTCTGCGTGTTTGTGTTTCATTTCACACTCCTTAAGTGCTTAGGTACAGGTTGTTTGGTTTTCTGAAGGACTATGTTGTAGCCCAGTACTCTGGCAACAGGTGCCAGCTTGTCGATACGTGGTGCCATGGTCTTGCCTGACTTCCAAGCGTATAGCGTGACCCAGTGGCAACCTGCCTGCTCTGCGATATCCCGCAGCCCCTCATCTGAGTACTTCCATAGCTCGTGGATCATGTCTAGAAATATTGCCTCTCGGGTATCAGCATTCAGTATCAGTTTTGCTTTCATGGTTGTTACTCCTTGGTCATTAGCTAACGGTCGTTATGTTGTGGTCACTCGTCATCCACGTTTATGGTCTTGCCTACGCCTGCGGTTATTGCCTGCTTGTTAGCGATCAGCCACAACACCGGCACCTCCCACGTACCCCAGCTTGGCACCTCGCCATCGGTGAATATCACCACCGCGTTAGGCTTGATGCGCTTGTCTTGCAGGTATGTAGCTACGCACCTAGGATCAGTGCCGCCACCACCCTTCACGCTCTCTACTTCTGGCGCTCCCTCGAATGTCTCCGCAGTGAACTGCAAGTGCCGCCCCACTTCGCCATCCCAGTCGATCAGGTGTATCTTCTCTATGCGTAGCGCCCTCGCCAGCGCAACCATCTCGCTCGTTGCCTTCACCAAGCGGTTACGACACAGCATAGACCCCGATGCGTCACGTGCGAACACCACCTCGTTCATCGACTCACCTATGAGCGTAGGCATAATGATGTCTTGGTGCAGGTATCGCCTGTTGGGTCTACGCCATGAGCTCTCCTGCTTGTCGGTGCACGTGGATGTCATGAACTCACGCAGCTGCGCCTTCCAGTCCACGCGGCTCTTGAGTAGTTCACCCAGCCCCAGCAGATCACCCGCACTGCCCGCACCCATCTTCTTAGCAGCCATCTGCCCTTGGCGTATCGCCTGCTTCACGTCCTGCTCCAGCCTCTTGGTCTCCTCCTCGGTCAGCTTGCTCGCACCTTCCCAGTCGTGGTCATCGAACCCTTCCCCATCGCCGCCACCCTCGCCACCCTCGCCACCCTCGCCACCCTCGCCGCCCTGTTGCTGTTGCTGCTGTTGCTGCTTCTCCTGCAGGTCTTTGAATATCTGGAGCACCGTCCAGCCGTCATACTTGGGGTCGTACAGCCCCACCACCTTGCCGTTCTCATCGGTGGGCATCGCAACCAGCGTCTCTCTGGGGTCACACGCTTTGATTCTTGCGTTGATCCAGTAGTCACACGCCCTGTTAGTCAGGTCTGGGTCTATGGCGTGCAGCTTGGTGTATATCTGCAAGTGCCTGCCTGCCTTGTGCATGTTCTCGTGGATGATGACGAACCCAGTGCCTTTGTCTCCGAACTTGAACACAAACTCGGGGTTGTACCACTCGTCCCTGCCGTTAGTACACGCAGTCGGTACGTCCGACGTTATCTCCGTCCTTCCCATCATCATGATGCCGCTTAGTCCTACGAACATAGGGCTACGCATCAAAGATATCTTGATCTTCTTGAACCGTCTTACGTTATCCATGGTGCTTCTCCGTGGTCATTGCATAACAATTGTTATGTGCTGGTCAGTTAAAAGTTTATAGCTATACTGCGCTCGGCTCGCATTGCGAACTCCGCGTTCTCGCTGTAGTCGGTCTCGATGTCGTTGTCATCCTCCCCCAACCTGACGAACTCGTAGTGGAACCTTGGCGTGGAGCCGAACATAGTCGCCCAGTTACCGAAACACTCCGTGTACACAACTACATCCTCGTACGAGGGATACCACTTAACACTCTCCATGCGTATGTGCAGGTACTTGTTACCCTGCGGCCAACGGTTGCACGTCATGTCACCCACCTCGAACTTGTCCGGCAGGTTCTCGTCCACATACAGCTTAAGCATGGCAAAGTCCTCCGGCTTTTCTGGGTAAAACAAAATCTCTACGTCGCTTCTGTATCCCATCTCGTTCTCCTACCTAACAATTGTTAGCCTGTTGTCAATTAAAGTATGTCTTGGTTAGTCGCGCACCACTTAGCGAACGCACCGTTCTCGAACGCAAAGTTATTCTTGGTCTTGTGCCGTGCCAGATTCACACAGAACAGTGACTGCCACTCGAGGTCTATGCGCTCGAGGTATCGCATGATGGCTGTCAGCGTGGCTCGCTCCACCTTCTCCAGCAGGCCGTAGCTGAGGACGGCTATGGCTCCCTGATCCTGCGGCACTTGGGCTGTCTCTGGGTTGTCAATTATGGACTTGTAGCTGGGCAGTGAGTCCTGATGCCGAATGAACGCCATGACGCTCTCCGCTGCGCTGTACCCCACTGTGCCCTGCATTGCGGCAAGCAGTGAGTCTGTGTCGTAGTGCTCGCGGTTAGTCACGATGCCGGATAACTTCTCCAGCGTACGCGGCGATACCACCGCACCTTGCGGCACACGTGGGTTGAATATGAGCTCGTTGCCTTCTTGTCCCTCGTCTGTATATGAGGCCAAGCAATAGGGATGGCGGTCTACCCACGCACACACGATTGGATTTATGCCGTTAGGCACAGCAAAGTTCTCCAGCCAGTACTCGGCATCGGGCTTCATCAACTCCACCTCCGTGACCCGCTGTCTACTGTGTGCTTGCATGGAGTCGCCCACACCGTCCGTTGTCAGGTTGCCAGTGAGAAACACTATGCTGCCTGCGGGTACTGGCACATCACCCAGTCGTGGGTTGTCTACTTCGAACATGGGGTGCGTCATGTTCTTCACTGGTGTGGAACCCTTCGTCCACTCGTCCAGCATAATGACTACGGGCTTACCCAGATGCAGCTTGAACCGTGCGTTTGGGTAATAGCGTGTCGTTCTGGACTCGTGATCCACGACTGGCATGGCAACGTCACCTAGGTCTAGGGTTGGCACATCCACGTATGCCGTGTCGTATCCGGTTCGCTCACGGATCATCTTGATAAGCGCAGACTTGCCGATACCCGGCTCGCCAGTTACGTAGAATCGCACCTTGGGGTTGGCTACGATCAGGTCAGTGATCTGCTTGTGGTTCAGTTTGGTCTTCATTTGTACTTGCATGGTATATCTCCAGTTGGTTTGGTTGTGTTTATCGGTTGTTGACTCGCTGCATTAGCTCCAGTGTTTCCCGTTCCCGCTTGTCGAGCGCACAGCTACTGTGCTCTGTAAACAGTTTAGTGTAGTCACTGGGCTTGCCGCCGTACTTGTCGGCGCGTTCCTTGGCACTGGGTGCAAGGGTTATCGGTTTTCCGCATATAGTGCAGTTCATCTCATTCTCCTACCTAACGGTCGTTAGGTGCTGGTCAGTTACTCGGGTCTGCCGTTGAGCTTGCCCATGCCGTACAGGGCATCGGTCAGGAACGTGATCTCGCCTTTGCCCATCTCCGTGGGTGTTAGCTCGTACACGTGGTGGTGCGTCGTGTACGGTTTGGTGCTGTAGCTCGTCTTGGTGTCGTACACCTCAGTGCCGTAGCTGTGGATGAGGGTGATTACTTCCTCGGCCTGCTTCATTGTCAGGATGTGCTTTCTGCCGTTCAGTTCAATCAGTGCTCGCATGGTGTTTCTCCTAGTAAGTACGTTTGGGGTTGATCTGTTTGACTACGTCTCGGGCATCTTGGCCTGTGAACGCCATGTAACCCTGCTTGTGCATAGGCACTATGGTGTAGTGGCTGCGTTTTGTTTTGGCAGCGTGCTCACCGCATGTCAGGCATGTGTGATACCCGAGCGCAACGCGGGCTGGGTTGATGTAGTTGGTGCAATCGCAATACATAGTGTTTCTCCTTGGTGGTCACTGCATAACGGTCGTTAGGTGCTGGTCACAGGGTTGCTGGTACGGTCTAGCTCCGATCTCTCTCAGGAAAAAAGTTTTCCTTTATTGTACCACATTGTTCGTGTAAATGTCAAGGGGAGTGGGCATACGTGTGGTCAGTTTGGGTGCGGAGGAGGGCAATTTAGTCCCGAGCAGGTTGCTAATCAATGACTTAGCGCAACTTTGATCAAAAAGTGATCAATTTCAGGGGGTAACGTTACAATGTTTCTGCAATGTTATGGGGGTTGTAACGTTGCGTACCACATCGTAACCCGCATGGATACTGGGCTTTGTTGCACTGTGACGGTAAAGTTATAATGTTACATGAAAAATCATATATATATACCTTTTGGGGATTTTATAACGGAATGTGTGCCAAGGTTTGTTGCTACTCTACCGCACACGAAAAAGCCCGACACCTCTTTTTTGACGTAACATTGTAACAATACCGTTTTCACATTACGAATCAATGACTTAGCGTGTAACATTACAAATTTAGTTTTATAACATTGTAACGACGTACCACGCCATAAACCGCGCCTACATAACGGTCGTTAGGTGCTGACCACTTACCTTCCCTTGGTTACTATCATTCGTCACCAGATGTCTTTACCACTAGCTGCCTAACCACTTACCTTCCCTTGGTTACTATCATCCTGCGTGAGCACCAAATCTGGTCAAAAAGCCGGTCACTACATAACGGTCGTTATGTTGAATTATGACCGGACAGATTTGTGGTACAAACGCCCTAGTATGATAAAATGGCTTCGCCAGACCAAATAACCCAACCGCTCCGATCTGGCCGGAGCACCGGAGAAGCACCATGGAAAACCTGAACACTGTTACATTGAACACTAACAACACACTGGCCGCGCAGATTGCAGGACTAGCCGCAGACGCTGGACAGATAGCACTTGAAGCTGTTGTGAAGAATCACAGCATTGCCGAGATTTGTGCAGTTGACCACGCAGGGCAGCGCATAAGCGGCAGCGCGGAAAGAGCCGTAGCCGCCCTGATAAACTTCAAATTAGCCGATGCAATGGCAGCGGCAGACGGCCGCCATTGGTCAGAGGTTATACACCGCGAGGTGAGCGAGCTTGCAAAGGCGCTAGCACCAGTCAAGGCTGAGTTTTTTGCAGCCAACAAAGGGCATTCAAACACAGCCACCAAATGGGGAAGAATTCGCCCCATGGGATATGAATTGACATTCCCGAAGATCACCGCGCCCATTGGCGAAGGTGAAGAAGGTGAAGAAGGTGGCGAAGGTGGCGACAGCACAACGAGCCGAACCCGTGATGAATACGCACGATGCGTAATCGAGTCAGGCAAGCTCTATCGTATGCTGACAGCACCCGACAACGACGCCAAGATCAAGGGACATGTGCAGGGTGATAAATTGGTGGCTTTCCTCGAGCACCTGACCGCCGGACTCAAAGCACTTGACGCACCGTTAGAGGACGAGGATTTGAAGGCCTTCATGAAGTCTGTGAAGTAATCCACCTAGCAACCAAGGCGCAAGGGAATGCGCCACCACCAAGGAAAACATCATGACCGTGAACGATGGAAGAATAACAGACCTTTATCCTGATGGGCATATCCCATTACGATGCAAGAATCATCCGGATAAACGATGGTCAACGAAGAACATAAGTCATATAGGCGCGAGGAGCATTTTCTACAACTTAGATAATGATCCAACAATGGGCGAAGAATGCGCTTGTTACATACGCGACCTTGAGGTAGTAGCGCCATGACTAAAATGGAATGGTTTAAAACGATTGTCGGGATTCTGGTATTTGTACCAGTGTTCTACGCCTTCATGGTGGTAATGCTAGCCATGCAGCCCTAAGCCTAACCCGCCTGACAGATCAGCCGACCTCGTGTCGGCTTTTTTGTGTCCGGAGAAAACCCGCCACCCCAAAGACTTGACGCCGCCAAACCCCGTGACCCCACCCATCCCCCACCCCCCGAACTGACCAAAGATACCCCCAGCCCTACATTATTACTATGTCACTCAAACGATTACGTTTTTTCAACGTTTTCACAAACTCAACAACAATGCACCACCCCCACCC